TTCCAGTATGCATCATTCAACAACAGCAGAAGTCTTCACTTCTTCTTAGCATCATGGCCTGTTATCTGTGTATGGTTGACCTCAATGGGCATCTGCACAATGGCATTCAACCTAAATGGTTTCAACTTCAACCAGTCAGTAGTAGACTCAGGTGGTAAGGTTGTTCCTACTTGGGGTGATGTTCTTAACAGAGCAAACCTTGGTATGGAAGTAATGCATGAAAGAAATGCACACAACTTCCCACTTGATCTAGCATCTGCTAGTGAGACAGAAGTTGCACTTGTTGCTCCTTCCATAGGTTAAGCTTGATTTAAAACTGAATATTTGTTAGGATATGGAGGGATTAAAAGTCCCTCCATTTTTTATGGACACTAAATAAAAACTGTTCAAGGAGAACACATGCACGGAGATTTAGAACCAGAAGAGCATCATTGGCCTGTGGAGGGTCATGTAAATGATCTTTATGAGGATATGGCAAGACTTAACTCATTGTATGAGGAACTTATGTGGGGTCACTATGATGTCTTAGAGTTTGTTCCTGACTACAAAAAAGATAGGATTATTATCAAAAACAAAACAAGAAAAAATAATGAATAACTTCACAGTCTATTCTAAAGATGGATGTCCCTATTGCACAAAGGTAGTGCAAGTGTTACAATTAGCAGGATTAAATCACAGAGTTTACAAACTTGGAGAACACTTTGATAGAGAAAGTTTTTATGGTCAGTTTGGAAGTGGATCTACATTTCCTCAAGTAGTATTGGATTCAACAAATCTAGGTGGATGCACAGAAACAGTTCAGTATCTAAAAGAAAAGAAGTTAGTCTAATGAAAGACGATTTTGAAAATGTATATGATATGATAGAACATGCTATTGAGTTAGCATTTGAGGGTAAGATGACTCTTAAGTTCTATGATTATCTAAAATATCGTAAGACAAAAAAGTATGAAGTAGATTCTTTTATAGAAAGCTCTACTGCTGCTGAAATATCTGATCAGGTATTGGAATTAGAAGAGTACATCAAAGGTGGTGCTGATAGTGATCACAAACAATTGCGTGAAGCATATGGTCACATTCCAAAACCACAAGCAAGAAAAATTAAATTATATTTGTATGGCATCTTGGAGGATGCATGGAGGTACAGCAGTGACAGAAAACCAGGAAGAAGAAAAAAAGTCTCTAAATAATGACAAACCTGAAATTAACAGGGGTGTTGAATTATTATTAAGGAGGAGGGAGAAACCAGAAAAACCTAAAACATTTCAAGTAAAATTTGGAAACCTGATTGCTATCTGGAATAGAGAGATTGTTTTCCACTTTAATTTTTACTTGGATATTAGAAAAAAATAAACTCACTGGAGGAGTGCCATGTCTGAATTGTTAATAGTAACATTGACACTTATGACACTAGTGTCTATTATTGCACTACTAGTTGGAGGTGTGATAGGATGGATGGCAAGACAGCATTCATATGAAACAACTCCTCAAATGGTCTACTCTCATCCAGAGATGTTTGATTCAAATGGGAATATTCTTCCTGATGAAATTTTAGCTCTAAGAATTGAAAACAATCATGACACAGAAATCGAAGATGATGACGACAGCGAATCTTGAGAATCCTGAACCTCCTAAAAAGGTAAGGAAGGCAAGAAAACCTCGCAAGACAACAGCAATAAAGAAACTACCATCTAATCCATTCATGAATGAGATATTGGAGTTGGTATCAGAACAGAATACTCATGCTAAAAAGGTTGCTGTTCTTCAAGAGTATGAATGTATGGCATTGAAGAGTTTGTTTATTTGGAATTTTGATGACTCTGTTATTTCTCTTCTTCCTCAAGGTAGTGTGCCTTACAAACCAAATGAAAATCCATTAGGAACTGATCACTCCTCTTTGCGTAGAGAACAAAAGAATCTTTATATGTTTATCAAAGGTGGTAATGATAGTTTATCTACAATCAGGAGAGAGACTATTTTTATTCAGTTGTTAGAGGGACTACATCCTAAGGAGGCTGATATTGTCATAGCTGTAAAGGATAAGAACCTGGAGGATTTATATGACATTGATTTTGATGTAGTTGAGGAGGCATATCCAGATATTCAGTGGGGAGGAAGATCATAATGTCTTGTAATCTTATATATGAAAAGTGTGATAAATCAGCAGCAGATGATAAGACACTGCCACGCAATGCGTATCTTGTCACATATGTTGCTGAAGAGAAGATGACATATGATATAGTGATGGCTGATAGTAAAGTTGATGTTTTTGATCAGTATTGGGATAAGTATAAGGAGGGATTACAAAACATATCTTTTGCTCAAGGTAATGTAAAACCCTCTCTATGGAATAAAAAACCTACTCCACCAGAGAAGAAAGTGAAGAGGAAAAGAAAATGAGTGATGAACTTAGGAATCAAGTGAATGCTATCATCAGAGATGAGATTCAAGAAACCATAAATGAATATATTGATTCAACTGATGAAGGCACTGACCAAAAGGGATTTGGTGGATTTGTGAAGAATCCTGATGAAGAACTTAAGGTTAATATTCCCACTGATGAGGTTGATAAAATTATAAAAGAGTATAAAAAAATAAAAAAATTTAAAAAATCTAATCTAGGACAAATTCAAAAGATGGGTTTAGTTGATAAACATGGTAAACCATTATGAGTAAGATTGATACTCAGGGGATGAGTGGTGAAATAGTAAAAGGATGTAAGGATAATGTATATCCTCATGATGCTGATGGTAATCCCATCTACCCACCAGCAAACTTCAAAAAGTTACCTATCTTTGATGATAAAGAAAGAGCAGAATTGAAAGAGATTATGCTAGAGGCATTGAAAGAGTATCATGACAAACCTAAGTATTCTCCTTACAGATTAGATGAGTTGCAAGAATGAGTAAAGTAGAGGCAGGTAATGCAGATTCTGGTTATGGATTTGCAGGTGCTAAGACTATCATTGATGAGCATGGATGGAGACAGAGAGCACCTGTCTCTGATAGAGAATGCATTAGATTAGCATTACATAATTCTATACATCTATGTGGATTGGACAAAGAGCAAGTTAAAAGACTCTACATAAAATATGGAGGTAAGAAAGCACTATGAGACTAGGTATTATGTGTTCTGGAAATGGAACCAACTTTGAAAACATAGTCACCAATCCATTATGCAACAAGCATGAAGTTGTGTTGATGATACACAATACTAAAAAGTGTGGTGCTGTAGAGAGAGCAGCAAAGTATGGTATTCCACATGTAAGAATACCACATAAAGATGAAGATAGAATGATAGAATTGTTTAAAGCATATAGAGTTGATCTTATTGTTCTTGCTGGATATATGAGAGTGATTAAGAATCCCTCTGCTTTTCCTGCACCTATGATTAACGTTCATCCTTCATTACTTCCTAAGTATAAAGGTTTGAATGCAGTAGAGCGAGCATTAGATAGTGGTGATGATGTTACTGGATGTAGTGTGCATTATGTAAATGAAGAATTAGATGGTGGAGAAGTTATAATACAAGGAGAAGTTACCATCCTTCCAGAGGATACTATTAAGTCATTAACCAAGGCCATTCAAAGAAAAGAATATGCCATACTACCAGTGGCAATTGAATATGTTAGTCAGCGAATACCACAACTTGACTATATAGTTTAAATGTGTTAAGATTAACACATCGTTCATCTCTTAGGAGACGCAAGTAAGTCACGGAACGGAACGTTCATCCCTTAGGGGACGCAAATGACTAAAGGAACGGGGCTAAAAATCCAATTACTTTAGGAGAAACACAATGGCGCAAGTCACTTACCGTGGTGTCCAGTATGACACTGAAGAATACAGAAAGATGCTCATAGAGGAGCATCAGCACCAGCAAAGACATGATCTTATGTATCGTGGTCTTAGGGTGAAGAGCAAGGCATCTCCTTGCAGTTAATATTAAGGGGGTTTACATGCCCCCTTTTTTATTATATAATATTAAAAAGGGTACAAGTTTATGTTACACATGAGAGATCAATTGCTTAATGCAGTTCAATCACATGCAAAAGGTGAGATAGCAAAGCATCAAGCAAATGTTGAAGTTTATCTAGAACATCCTATGGGTATTGGTGAGCACTCAGACATCACTGAAGCAATACAAGTTGAATTGGATAAGATAGCACGTTATCATGATCAGTTAGAGGTAATAAACCACTACTTTAAGAGAAGATAATGGATAGAGAAAGACTAAAACTAATAGTTAAGAATCTTAAGTTGCTAGTTGATTCTCTTGAGTCTGAAATTTATTCTGATGTGTCAGCATATAAATATAAAGGCACAACTTCCATCACAGACTATGATGAAATTTGGGATGATGATGATGGATATCCAGACTAGAATGAATGAAGGATAAGAAAGCAGCAAAAAAACTTCTTAAACTAGCAAAGAAACATCCAAATTGGTACAGTAAAAAGGATGTGTACTATGCTAAAATGATTAAAAAACTTGAGAAAAAACATGAAAGTGAACTTAGTAACAGTAACCCCAAAGGCAGAGGAGACAATGGGGTACGTGGCAAGAGTGAGCAACCCAAAGAATCAAGACAATCCAAAGGTAGCTGGTTTACTAGGTTACTGCATAAAGCATGGTCACTGGTCAGTCTTTGAGCAAGCACACATGACTCTGGAGATTGAAACCACCAGAGGGTTAGCAGCGCAAATACTTAGACATAGATCATTTACTTACCAAGAGTTCTCTCAAAGATATGCTGATAGTAGTATGCTATCTAAAGTTATACCTATACCTGAACTGAGAAGACAGGATGATAAGAACAGACAGAACTCTATTGATGACTTAGATCCCTTTGTGGTTCAGGACTTTGAACTCAAGATGCAAAGACACTTTGTAGAGGGGATGAAAATCTACAAAGAGATGTTAGATGCTGGAGTGGCAAAGGAGTGTGCTAGATTTGTTCTACCACTTGCTACACCCACTAAACTATACATGACTGGTTCAGTAAGGTCTTGGATACACTACATCAATTTAAGATCTGCTCATGGAACACAGAAAGAACACATGTTAATTGCTGAAAAATGTAGAAAAATATTCTGTGAACAATTTCCAAGTGTCTCTCAAGCTCTAGAGTGGGTCTAAATAAAACTACACAATAATTTACCTATGCCAACATACCCTGTGAAAAATCTAAAGACTGGAGAGACTCAAACTCTTTCCATGACTATGAGTGCTTATGATAAGTGGAGAAGAGATAATCCTGATTGGGATAAAGATTGGAGTCAAGGTTGTGCTAGTGTAGGAGAAGTGGGTGAGTGGCAAGAGAAGTTGATTAAGAAGAAACCAGGTTGGAATGAAGTCCTTAGAAAAGCATCCAAGATGCCTGGTGCTACTGTCAAACCTTTCTCTACTTAATTATGCCAAGAAAAAAGAAGAATGGGGACCAACCTATTGGTGTTGGATTAACATCTAAACAGATGAAAAGAAAGAAACCAATCAATGCTGATATGTTAAGGGATGTAGAAGCCCTCACTGACAATCAGAAAACTTTATTTGAATCATACGCTAAAGATAAAAATATAGTTGCCTATGGTGCAGCAGGCACAGGTAAAACATTCATCACTCTATTCAATGCACTAGGTGATGTGTTAGATCCACATACACCTTATGATAAAATTTATATTGTTAGGTCACTGGTTGCTACTAGAGAGATAGGTTTCTTGCCTGGTGATCATGAGGATAAGTCCTACTTGTATCAGATACCATACAAGAACATGGTTAAATACATGTTTGAGATGCCTAGTGAGGCAGACTTTGAGATGTTGTATGGTAATCTAAAGGCACAGGAGACCATTGGATTTTGGAGCACCTCATTCATCAGGGGTACAACTTTAGATAGAGCTATTGTGATAGTTGATGAGTTTCAGAACTTGAATTTTCATGAATTAGATAGTATAATAACAAGGATAGGAACTGACTCCAAGATTATGTTCTGTGGAGATGCAACTCAGACTGACCTAATCAAACAAAATGAAA